GAAGTTAGTCACAGAGAGTGTGGGGGTATGGATCTTCGTCGTTACATGAATATTAGTTGCCGAGATAGTCGTGGCTGAGAGAGCCACCGTATGGATCTTCGTAGACGCATAGATATTAGTTGCCGAGACGTTTGTGACTAAAATTGCTGGGGTATGGATCTTGGATGTTGCCGTGATCGTGGCTGCAATAAAGTTCGTCACAGAAAGTGTGGGGGTATGGATTGACGTGGCCGTGACGGTTCCAGCAATGATATTAGTCGCAGATAGGACTGGGGTATGAATCTTCGTCGTTGCATGAATATTAGTTGCTGAGATAGTCGTGGCTGAGATCGCAGGTGTATGGATCTTTGTCGTTGCATAAATATTCGTGGCTGTGACAATAGGTGAATAAATACCTGTATAGGCATTGACTTGGTTAGCTGAGACAAGAGGTGAATGGAGCCTACTGGAAGCATAGGTATGCGTTGACGAGATAAATGTAGCTGAGATAGCAGGAGTGTGTAGCTTCGTACTCGCATAAACTTCCGCAGCGGAGACGATAGCTACCGCTACGAAAAAAGACGCATGGATTCTGGTAGCTGAGACAGTACTCGCAAAGATATTCGTGGCCGAGATAAGAGGAGTATTAATCTTGGAGGATGCCGTGATCGTGGCTGCAATAATATTTGTTGCTGAGAGAACCGGGGTATGGATCTTTGTCGTTGCGTGGATATTAGTTGCTGAGATAGTCGTAGCGTTGAAGTTCGTCACCGAAAGTGTTGGGGTATGGATTGACGTGGCCGTGACCGTGCCTGCGATGATATTAGTCGCAGAGAGGACTGGGGTATGGATCTTTGTAGACGCAAAGATATTTGTGGCAGAGACGTTTGTGACCGAGATTGCAGGAGTATGGATCTTAGACGTTGCTGTGATTGTCGCAGCGATAAAGTTTGTCACAGATAGGGTTGGTGTATGGATCGAGGTCGCTGTCACAGTACCTGCGATGATATTAGTCGCAGAGAGGACTGGGGTATGGATCTTCGTAGACGCAAAGATATTTGTGGCTGAGACGTTTGTGACTGAGATAGCTGGGGTATGGATCTTGGATGTTGCTGTGATCGTGGCAGCGATGAAGTTAGTCACAGAGAGTGTGGGGGTATGGATTGACGTGGCTGTGACGGTCCCAGCTATAATATTTGTTGCTGAGAGAACCGGGGTATGGATCTTCGTTGTTGCATGGATATTAGTTGCTGAGATAGTCGTAGCGTTGAAGTTAGTCACAGAGAGTGTGGGGGTATGGATTGACGTGGCTGTGACGGTCCCAGCAATGATGTTTGTTGCTGAGAGAACTGGGGTATGGATCTTCGTCGTTGCATGAATATTAGATGCCGAGATAGTCGTGGCTGAGAGAGCCGGGGTGTGGATCTTCGTAGACGCATGGATATTCGTGGCTGAGACAGTCGTGGCTGAGATAGCCGGGGTATGGATCTTGGATGTTGCCGTGATCGTCGCAGCAATAAAGTTTGTCACGGAAAGTGATGGAGTATGGATTGACGTGGCTGTGACTGTGCCCGCTGTGATGTTTGTTGCAGAGAGTGCCACGGTATGAATCTTTGTGGTCACCGTTACTGTGGCAGCGGTGATGTTCGTGGCCGACAAGGATGGGGTATGGATGTTCGACGTGGCTGTTATGGTAGCAGCAATGATGTTTGTTGCGCTTAAAGCCGGAGTGTGTATGTTCGAGGTGGCCGTTACCGTGGCACCGGTCAGGTTTGTTGCTGAGACAGTCCCAGCAATACCAAGGTTACCCGAGGCATCTAGGTAGACAGATTTTCCGGCGGGGTATCCGCAGAAGACAACCTTGGTCCCTGCTGCAAGATTAACCGCAGACCCACTGTTGGACGATGACAGGATAGTGTCTCGTGAAAGCGTGGTGCCTGATGCGGTATAGGTACCAAGGCCCACTTCCCAGTCACCAGAGCCACTGTCTGAGATTACATAGTACGTGGTATTGGTGTTACCAATTTCAGAAAAAGTATCAAAGCCACTATACGAACCACTGAGCGTAACAGAGCCCGTTCCTGTGGTCGTCGTATCTTGCTTTACCCTGTCTTTAACAACGAGAGCCATTCTTGGGCTCCCTTCTTACACTAGGCGGATGATGGCTGTGGCAGCAGCAGGGGCTGGGAATTGGATTGTGAATGTGCCATTTTCTACAGACTTGTTACCACCGAAATCAAGGACAGCAACCGTTGAGTTTGACTTGGACGAGTTATAGATCAGTCCGCCCCGGGCAGTGAAAGTTGCAGTGGTCCATGCCGTATTGCTTACATCAACAATTCCCACAGATCCATCTGCTACAACTGTGACAATGCTTAGGATGTTCCCACCTGCTGTGTAACCAACACCACTGACTTCTGCTGAAGTATTGTAGACTGCGGTACCAGAGCTTAAAGATGCAGCGTCTGTGAATAAGGCGAGCTTGAAAGTATTGGCGTCAAAATCCTGATCACCTTTTAGAACCTGTGTTTTAAAGGAAATGCTCATTCCCTGTGAAATAGCCATGATTAGTTTTTAACTCCCTATGTTGTGTTAGTATAGCACTCTGTCAGTAATTTAATCAAACGAAGTCATTAACGGATTCCACACAAGAGGATTAGCTGTTACGGATACTTCCGGACGGGCATCCCTTAACACTCTGGATGGTCCTATTCTTGGTGATTTATTTTGAGGATGGTCTTTAATATTAAAACCCCCGTCTGATTCAGAAAAATGAACAACCATACCGGTGCTTTCTTTTACCCTCTGATCATAGGGAAATCGAAAACCTGACCTATCGCTGATAAACCATGGTGATTTTCTAATCATAAGATCTTAAACAACTCTAAGTCGGGGGACTGCTCTGAAGGGTGCCCTCTCTCTGTCTTCTTCTAGGGCGTTCATAAGAGCTTCCTCATAGACCTGTTTTAGAAAAACAATACGAGTAGGATCAACCCCGGGTCTCTTAATAGCCATATAGTAGGCAAGACCATAGACCAGACAGGGAAGAAATCTATAGGGAATATCTGCTGTATCTACAGACTTTGTAAAATCTTGGTACCTACTTACATGCCAGTATCTAAAAATATCTGTGGAGTTGTCAGGGACGGGCCAAAGATAGACCGTAATGTTGTCACGTTTTCTATGTACAGCGTATTGGATAGGTCTGCCTGATGAGCTTTTGTTAGGGCGTTCTTCATACTCTTCCATCGACATTCTGGACATCTCAATGTCATTACCGTTTCTTCTTATCGTTGCCTCAATGATGTCAACAACAGAAGGCTCCATATCATAAGTTGCCACACCATCACTAACTGTCTCAGAGCTGAGGAGTGTCTTCCATAAAAGGATACCCCTGTTCTGCCAGTCTGTCATAATAAAGTTAAGGCTACGCCGGGCAGATCTAGGTTCTTTGCCAAGATCTGATTCACCCCCGATCATATCTAGGGCTTCATCAATGATCTCATCAATATCCATATTGAAGGCTGTGGTTCCTGATGTGGTCATCTACTTATCTTTTCCTACCCATTTTATTAGTCTTAGCACTACGAACTGCCCCACCCATTTTATAAGAGGATGGCTTCATTGGTTTCTTCTTTGAAGCTTTTCCTGAGACAAGCTGCTTTGAAGTCATATTTCTGGAAATGGCCATATGTTTTACTCCTAGATAAACCGTCTGTTGCCTTCGTCTTCCTCGTCATCTTCTTCAATATTATCAGAAATAGGTCCGCCCTTCATCCAAGAATCACAAGTATTTCTGACAGAACATGCAAAATGATATTGCGTACAATACCCTACATCAGACTCCTTAGAGTTTTCCCTTCCCACACCTTCTTCAATACATTCCACCATAGCCGCAGTCTTATTAAAGTAACCGCAATTACCACATGCTTTATCAGCTACCTCAGCAGGACCATAGTTATGATCCTCAATAGTTTTATCCCTGTTCGTGGAATTTAATAAGTCGTCCTGTGTTGCAACAGGACATGTAATATTAACATCTGTTTCATCGTATAGCTCTGAAAGCGCAGAGTCGTCAGAATCAGACTTACCATTTTCAATAATAATTGTAATTGATGGTGTATTCATTTCTATTAACTAACTAGTACTGTGGCGTGTACTGATGTGGGGACAGTAATATAGAGACCATCGTTAAAACGGATACCCATTTCTGGGATAAAAATGTCATTACTTCCATTGGTCATTGTAGGTGCTTCCAGAACAATGTTGCCATCGGTCTGACCGCCTTCTCTGAGAACAACCTTTCCCAAAGCTGCTGTCCCATTACCAACGACATTGACACCACGGAGTCTTCCCCCGGCATCTGTCAGAGTTGTGGAGGCACTAACATAGTAGGCTTTAATATTTGATGACATGGTATTAAGTTCCTTTATACGTTACCCTGAGTATAAATAGAAAAAGGGGGAACTCCAACAGGAATCCCCCCCTCTCTCACACTTTAGTAAGATGTGAATAAGTTTGTCTGATTAGACGCCCTTATTACCTCTGTACTGACGCCAATCACTCCAACCAAAGCTATAACGCTCACGAGCCTTAAAGCGAAGGTTACCAGTATCAAAGTCAGGTTCCATCTTGGTAGCAAGAGGCGCTCTGATAAAGAGCTTTGTACCATTAGGAGTATCATTCCGGAGGAACCATGCGTCTGCGTCGGTGAAACGACGGTTAACAGTGTAACCCTGTGGAACAATACCAAGATTGCGAACAGCGTTGATATCGTTGTTCGGACTTGCTGAGCGACCCGGAGATGACAGGATTCGATCTGCATCGAACTGGCCATCAGGGGCAATGTGTAGTGACGTTGGTGAGGCACCAATAAAGATACCACGATCATCCTTCATCTTATGAGTATTGATGATAGCAGTCTCAAGAGTACCCTCTGCCAGATCAGCAGCCGTCTCTAGGTTTGACTGATTGCCGTCGCCAACAGTAGGATGAGCGGCTGAGAAAAACGCAACCGAATCACCGCCAGTGTAGGCAGCGTCAAAACCATTATTAAACGTATTAGCTGCCTTGACCTGCTTAGTCTGAGCCATAGCACGGGCTAGGGCACGGGCACGGATCTTGGCAAACGTATCATAAAGGTTGTCCTCCATTGCTTCCTCAGTAACTGCGAAAGCCAGAGCAACAGTCTCGTGGGTGTAGCGAGAAGCCCATGATTCCTGAGCGGTATCATAGACAACAGCCGAACCCTCTGCTTTGGTAGGAGCGGCACCAAAGCCCGTCATTAGTACTTCTTCCTCAAACGCTCTATCTGAGTTTTCGACATCAAAGAGGGACGTATGTTCCTCATCTACAGCAGCATACTCAAGACCAAAAATTGCATTCAGTCCGGGAAGTAGCTGCTTGGCGATATCAGCACGATTAATAGCCATGATTTATCTCCCCTTAACGAGCTGCTGAGGTATAAGAATCGACATGCTGTACAAGCCTTACCTCAACTCTTGGATTAACATCGCCAAAGGCATTATCTGGGACATTACTTAGCCCAATAACCTGTAGCATTGCCGTTGTAGCAGCACGACCTGCAACCTTAAGACCAAAGCCGGAACGGCCAGTCATGGTTGAACCCGCACCTAGCGTAACAGTGTAGTTCATACCCACATCACCTGCAGTAACAGTAGCATCTGCCTGAATCGTATAAGTAGATGCAGGATTATCCATCACTGTTGCGTATGGTGTGGCATCAACAGACGACGTACTGGCTGGCCAATAACGGCCAAAAATTGGTTGTCTGCTAACGGGATCGACATATTCTACACCCTGAAGAACGCCAATGACGTGATCAGTTGTAGTCGTGATAACCTCTACAGTCCCGCCTGAGCCAAGCTTTACAACATCACCAGAAAACATGCTGGTGGCGAAAGTATTGGCAATGCGATAACGGGTGGTGCCACCTGAGTTTGCACCGGAGCCACGCATTCTAGCAGGGACTAGGCCATTTAGCCCTTTACTCAAAGCCATTTTAATTCTCCTTAATAGCTTTAATTGGCAGTGTCTTACCCATCGAAATGAGCAGACTTGCCTGTCCTTGCCCTTGTTCTACTGGCATTTGTAATAGGCGCTCGTGAATCGTTATCCCGCATAAGGGTGTTATTAACAGCCTCATTAAGGATACGTGTTCTTTCCTGCGTCCTAGATAGCCGGGCTTCTCTCAGATCGAGGGGCATTTTTGCAAGGGCCACATCCCCACGAATAACACAACCAGAGAGTCTTCCGGTGTCAAGTCCTTTAAAGTGTTGAGCCATAGCGGGACACTCTTCTTCCGTCACAAATTCCCAACCTTCGTTGAGGCGAACACCAATATTCTTAGTATCTTCTTCGCCTCTGACTGAAATTCTCACCCACTTAAGGGCATAGCCCTTGTCAAAGAAAGAATCTTTGACTGAGTCTGGAATATCTAGCCAGTTAGGACGCTCAATTGTATTGAGACGTGAATCCCTATCTCTTTCACTATCAGTTCTTGACTGTTTTTCAACTACACGTGCCATTATATTTGTCTCTCCCACACATTATCCAATTTGAGTATACTCGCCAGCAGATCTCTCTACTTTCTTTTTCTCGGCTGCATATCTTTCAAGTGATAACCCCCATTTCTTGGCAAGGCTGACATCTTCTTGTGTCAGTCTAACTTTGTTAGAGGGGGCCGACCTGCGTGATTGTCCGGCTACCACCTGAGCAGCTTTTACGTCTCTGCTAGGACGAAGTCTCTGTGGAAGCTCTTCCGACAAACGTCGGTTAAGCTCCGTATAATAGTCACTACCTGAAGGATCAAATCCCTCTTCCTTAAGGCTCTGGTCCACGGCAAGGGCGATTGATGTTCCGACCTTATCTTTACCAAACCATTCATTCTCCTGTGCCCATTCAGTGGCACCCTTATCAAACTGTGGTCTGGGAGGGGCTACCTGTTGGGGAACTTGTTGGGGAACTTGTTGGGGAACCTGTTGGGGAACCTGTTTAGATTCGCTCATAACCTTGGCAAAATCAAAGATCTTTAGTTCTGCCTGAGCCTCTGATAAGTCTGTCTGAGACTTTACAAGAAGATCTTTGTCACCTTCGTCAAAAGCTGTTGAAAAACTTTTCTGTGCAGACTCAATACGATTCTTAAGTTCTTCCTTTTTAGAATCAAAACTCTGACGACGATAGTCAGAGATATTCTTATCCTTGTCAGAAAGCATAGACTCAAGAGCATTAATCTTCTCTAGTGAGATTGCTAGTTGTTCGTCCCGTTCTTTACGCTGGGCGACTAACTTTCTAATTCTTTTTTCAGCACCCTTAGTCTGAA